GTCACAGTTGTCACAATGTAAATGTCAACTTGCGGTCTTGCCCCAAGGTAAGAGTAACCATTAAGTGTAATTGTCGCATCAATATTATAAGTGCCAGAAGCATTAATAGTCTTACTCCCAATAAGGGTAATGCCCCCAAAAACATTTTCTTCATGGGGGCCAGTTATCCACCGCTCTTGCTCATCACTATTAATCTCCAAAACCATTACAGCGGAATCAGTTCCGGTCGTAGTAGTCCCTACTACAGAAAAGAAAGCCGTCGCAGTAATTCTATTTGTACCACCTGTTGGAGGGGTGGGCAGAGTTACTTGCGCTCTTTTAGTTACCGCTACTCCATCAGCAGGGTTAAAGTTCTCAAACGAGTCAAACTGCGTAAAAGAGATATCGTCTTGTTGGATTTTAGCTGTGGTAATATTAAAATTACTTACTTTGGCCGTAGTAACAGCATTTGTCTCAATATCATCAGTGGTGATGTCTTTGACGGTTATAGGACCGATTGGTCCAACTAAATCGCCTAGAGTGCCTGTGCTGGTGTAAGGCCTTGCCCAAACCCACCTTTGGTCATTAGCACTAAGGTTTTCAATAACAAAAGATTCCCCCGTAACATCTGCTGTGCTTGCACCACTAATGCCATTATCATCATCATAATAAATTCTGGTAAAACTAAAGTCATCATTTACAGGATTAGACCAGTTGACGTAAATCTCTCGTACACCACCAGATGCAGTTAAGCCTGTAACCTCTGTAGTAGAGCTTACGTCACCAGAACCGGGAATAACCGTAGGACCAAGGATGCCGGGGAGGGTAGTGTTGTCTGTCTCAAAGGCGTTGTCTTGATACTCGTCATAGGCACCAGTGGTGATCTCACGAAGCGTAAGGTTGACCTCTAAGCCATAGTTGTTATCAAGCCCAAATGACCAACCAGCTACCTCAAAGAGGTCTGTACGAGGAGTAGCATTAGGGTCAAACCCCAGTCTGGTATTGCTAATGCTTACTACATCACCAACCTGAAGCTCGAAAGCCTTAAGGCTAAACGTGCCTACAAGGGTAAGCTGACTACGGTTACGCTCAAGAGCAATGTTAGCTAGACGCTGTGCTTCACCGGGACTGTCAGTAAAAGGTAGAGGGAAGTCCAGCACAGACTCTTGACCACCATCTACAGTGACGAAGTTGTCTGGATCACTAAGAGGCAGGGTGCTTTCTACTGTGGGGTAGTCAGTAAAGTGATAGTTACTAGCTGGCCCCTTGAACGTCCCTCTTACCTTGTTAAAGTTTGCCCTACGGGAGTGCCTAGTGGAAATAGACAGGTTTCCTCGCAGGTCGTCCTCAGTCAGCGTTATAGTAGGGGCTACATACTTACCTGCCTTGATCCTCCACTCACCTTGAGCATACCACAGCATACCTGCACAGGTAGCCATGAGCTGGTTGAGAAGGTCTACAGGAACCTGAGAGGTTAGCCATGCGCCGTTACAGGTGTATCTTGTGCTACTGTCTGTGGTAACAGTCTCATCACAGATGTTAGCTGCTGTAGCAAGTCTCGTGTCGTCAATGTTGCTAGTGGACTCACCAAGGCCGTACTTAGTGTTGGTAAGATAGTCTCGTACAATTAGAGCAGGGTTGTCAGACCAAGCTGTGGTGCCAGTACGAGGATCATAGACCTTCTTGCCCCGAATAATAGCTGTTACGCTAGGCAGGCCATTATCGTACTTCTCTTCGTCATCTTCATCTTCAGGCTTGTAATACTTGAACATGATTGCCAAGTGGGCAATGCCCTGTAGCTTGTGGTTCGAGGTCCACTTAGTCTCGCCAAAGTTGTTACCATCAATAGACAAGCTCTGCCCGCCCAAGGATGCAGTATGTCCCCCCAGCACCTTGCGGATTTTAATATAGCCACTAAACCTATCATCAGCAACGCCAATGACGTTGCCGTTCTCGTCTACTTCTCGGACCTCAGCTACGTTACCGTCTGAGCCAAGAGAAGTTACTTTGTAGTTGTCAATGTAGATGTCTTCAAAGGCGTCAATCTCATGCGCTGCATAAGCAATAATACGGCTTAGGTAGCTGTTGTTAGTGCCGTGTGCATGGTCAAATACAACTACACCACCGATCTTAGTCTTACCGTAGACAATCTGGTGATGAAGTGCAGTACCCTTCTGGTTGACTGTATAGCCACCAGTAGTGTCCATCATAAGGGACTTTGCTTGGTTGTACTGGAATAGACTGAGACTACCGCCGATAATAGCGCCAACACCAGCACCAAAGATTGCGCCGGGTAGTCCCCATTTAGAACCCCAACCAGCGCCGGTGATAGCCCCGCCACCAGCACCAGCAGTAAAGGCTTGTACCTGTTCTCCCATATCAGCCTCCTACACACTTAACGTAGGTATGCTCATCAGCGGTGTAGCCAAGATATTCAAGAAGTCTGCCGAAAGGCTTATGTACTTTTGTCGTGATAAACAAGACAGATGCTCCGTCCTCTTTAAGATACTTCTCTGCAAACTGAATCAGCTTGATTCCTGTGCGACCTTTCCTGTACTCGGGACGTAGGAAAATGAGGTCATTGGTTGCAAAGAGGTGATCTTTATAATGTAAACTGCGAGAAAGGACTGCTACATAGTACCCAACTAGCTTGCCTTCTTCTCGGGCAGTAAAGACTTTAAGAAAGCCCTTTTCCTCTAGGTAGTGGTACATGTCCCAATCAGGGTTTAACTTAATCTCCTGTTGGTTTGTAGCTATCTCTTTCCAGTGTTCCTCTAGCAAGGGTCGGATGTCATTCTCGACTTGTATCAAGAACTCTTGCTGGTACTTCACTCAGGGATGCCTCCCCAGATAATCTTTTTGTTCTGTAGGCCCTCTACATAGTTTAGGCCTTTGTCACCGGAATACTGGCTCTTCTGATAGGCAGAAGTGTAACGAGTTGCTGCTGGACGCTCTAAAGCTACCAGCTTGTTTTCTACGGTCATTGAGATAGAGCAGCTTTCTGGTCCCTCATCAATCGTCATCTGATCCATATAACCAGAGAAGATCTCAACATAGTCTGCTGGCGTCCCCATGACACCGAAGTATATCTTACAGACTCGACCTTGGTACTTTGTAGACAGTGCGTGACTAAGCAGGCTGGATGGAACACCACTCAGGGTAAGGGTAGCCCCCCTAGCTGAAATATCGGCTGTCTCTTCGATAGGCTCGATCTGTAGCAAGGCACCAGCCCCCTGATAGGTCTTGCTGTTGATGGTCTTGTCACCAACGCCAGTCCACAGGTATAGCTCACTAGGGGAATCAAAGAGTAGATCGACAGCGAAGAACGGCTCAATAACATCAGCCGTCAACGCTGTCTCTACTACAGAGGTAAGGTCTCTACTCATTTAAGGGAAGTCTTAGCCGTTACTCGACCGTAGACAGCCAATGCACCACCACCTACAGTGATAGCTTGCATGATAAGTTCTACAATCGTACCCTGAAGCTCAGGGGTTAGTGGGATACCAGTAGAAGACAAAGCAGAGGAGATAAGCATAACAACTACCCCCCATACAGTCTTAGACATCCACCATTGTTTTTGGTCCAACATAGTAATTCTCCTATAACCAAGTTCTATGAGGAGTGGCTGGCTCTACACCATACTCAGCATCAATCGCCTCTGCCTCGTCCCGCATGTAGTCGCCACGAATACGCAGGTTGATATGCCAGCCGGGAACTGGAGCCATCTCGGGGTATTCCATACCTTCGTCGTCTGTGAGCATATTGCCCGTGGCCTTGTGGATCAGGCCGATGATGTCAAACGCATGGTCTGCCGACCCTGTGACAAGGTAGGCGTCGCCATCGTTTTCCATGATGGGTTCGCCGGTTTCTTCGTCGAACAGTTTCTCGCCCGTCTCGGGGTCAACGGACTGGACCTGTGGTTGGTGGTAGAAGGGCTGTAGCGCAGTTGCAGCAGCCGCTTCGTCGGTGAAGGCGAAGTAGAAGTCTCGCTTTTTGGGAGCTTCTTCGATGATTTCTGGTTCTTCGGTCATTAGCTTGTAAGCTCCTGTAGTTGTGCGTTGGTTAGACGGCGTGGGTAGTATTTGAGGGACTTGATGTGGCCGTTGAGGTAGTTGTTGGTTAAGTTACGCTGCGTTCCCAGCGCAAGAATGTCTGACGCCGCTGGCATGGCACCGGCTTGGTCTGTTTGAACAGAGGCACCCGATAGACTGCCGGCAAAATCGTTCTCTTTGAGAGCCATAGCCACAGTTTCAACCGTATTCGGCGTGATCGACCCGCTCCAGCCTGCGAATGCAACCCCTAAATCTGATGCTACGACGGCGGCTGTCGTTGTGTTTGTCGGGTTTACAAGAAACCTCGCCAAGTCCGTACCAGACGTGTTTGAAAGCGAGAATACACGGGGGTAATCAGCGCCATCAGACCCATTGGTATCAAACTCCACCACAACAGTCCCCGCCGTCTGATTGTACCCAAACGCCGTCACCGGGATGCTTGCGATGTCCGCCGAGCGGGTCTGCTGACTGCCCGAGGTGGGGATGTAGGAGGTGGCGAAGGAGCCTGCTTCGAGTTGTGCGCCGTAGATGTTTAACCCCTTTCCGGCGTCCCCAAGAAAGTTGTTTGAAGTCCCGTCTGTCGAGTGAATGCGCACAGACCCAGCACCAGCAGTCCCAGCAGTAGTTCCAGATATGCTTACTCGATAGAAGGAGCCGACCTGCTCTATGTCTGCTGAAATGTTCGTGGGAGGGGCTGAACCCGATGCGGCGGGGCCAGCCACAACACTTCCTGACGCAAGATCAAATGTTGCAGAAAGGATCGTGTTGATACTATTTGTGAACCAAAACAGAGTGCAATTCCTGCCGCCGATGGGAGACACATACGCCGACAGCGTGTAAGCCGTGTTTGCGCTTAGGCTTACGTTTTCGTTGACTTGATGTTCGCCGGTAGTAGCGGTTTCCAGCATTTGTGTGGCACTGTTGGTTGCTCCGTCTGGCCCTTCAGATGCTCCGGAAGTGTCGACGTTGATTAGGTTGAAAGCGCCAGTTCCGGTGCTGAAATCTTCCGAGTACGTCAGCAAGTTCGTCCGCTGTTCCTCGATCAGTAGCCCTTTCAGCGCCCCGTCAGACCCGTATTCGATCCGTGGGGTGTCGTCGGGGTGGTTGAACAGAACGAGGGGGTCCGTGGCACGGTCGAAGATGACTTCACGGACTGAGATGTTGTCGATGGAGCCTGAGTTTGAGCCAGAAGGACACCGCCAAAGCAGATTTCCGTTCGCAATCGAATGCGTGAAAGTAAACGTATATGTCCCCGTGGTGTAGATGTCTTTCAGGGGGGTTCCGTCATTGTTAATGACCTCCATTGACCCCGTTGTCACTACAGCATCAAACGTCACCTCATAGTGTTTTCCGTTGGTGACTATATCCTGATAGATCATCGACAAACCACCAGTGCCATCTAGCACACCCTCGCCACCAGTGATGGTCGCATTGACTTTGGTCCAAACCGTATCCGTATCAAACCCACCGTTCGTCACCAACTCATCACCATAACCGACACGACGCAAAGCCGTGCCGGAAGAACTGCGAGCGAACGTGATGAGGTCGGTCGCATTATCATAGACTTTCGTCATGCTATTCACTCCATGAAAGGTTGTAGTACGAGCCGCCTGTGCCATCGAAGGTCAGGCTCAGGGTTGGCTCAGTGCTTGGGTTTGTCGCCATGACCAGTCCGGCGTCCCCAACATCACCTGCGAATTGCCTGAACTGCCCGATCGTTCCCATGAAGTCGTAGGCGATCTGGAGGTCCGTGCCGGACAGGTCTGGCAGTGCCGTTGGGGTTGTGTTGGCGGTCAGTGCCACACCGTCCGCTGCGCCGTTGATGAAGGTGGAGCCGTGGCGGGAACTGATGTTGAACGGGGTGAGGATGCCGGGGGTGTAGGGGTCCAGCGAGGCGTCTGAAATAAACGTACTCGTGTCCTTTTTCTGCCCGAAACTCATGCCGCCAGAGAACGTGCTGTCTGTCCTTACCGTTGTCGTTATGTAGTTAGAAACGTCCTTAAACCAATGGTAGTTGGTGACGGTCTGACTGCTGTCCTCATCCACATAAGTCATCCGCCCGTCCATCTGGATCGAGACGGAGAGCGGGTTGATCTCTCGGACTGAGACGTTGTCGATGTCTACGTAAAGTCCGCTAGCTGTAGTAGACGGTAAGAACGTAACCCATGTTGTAGTGTTTTCTGCAACAAATGTGACCTGTAACCCGACTCCATCTACATTGAATATACTAGCTACAGACGCAGAGCCAAGCGATCCCCCGATATAGGCGAACGCACCGTCTGGTGCAGTTCCCGCTATGCCATCAAAACGTAGTACATACACCTCACCAACCACAGTTGAGAAACTTATACCCGCTCCCGCTCTGCCTGTGGCACCGTTTGCAACTCGCATGCGTCCTGACGCTGATTGGTGGGTGATGACTGCGTTGTTATGTGCTGTCCACTCATCCAAGTCCGCAGCTACATCAAAATCGCCGACCCAGTTGCCAGAGCCGTCAACGACCAACTCCGGCCCGATGAACTCAAGTTCCGGCCATGCGAACTGCGGGGCAGACACTTGGCGGACTGAGATGGGACCAATAGTTCCAGAAGGAGAGCCTGACCAACGACCAATGCGCAGGCTCGAAGTCGCCCCCGTGCATTGCAAAACAACAGTAGTGTCAGAAGAGCCTAAGCCACCAAACTGTGCGGAGCCGCCTGCCGTGTCCACAAAGAACCCACTTGCGGGCAGGTCATTGGGTACTGCTACTTCGTAGACTTTGCCCACCTCAAGCGGTGTAGAAAGCGTGAACACAACATTATCGGTGCCTCCAGACGTGCCGGGGGCCGTTACAGTTGTTCCTGAAACCGTCCAGCCGCCATTTTCGACTGCGGTAGTCGTCACCAACTCCGGGCCAGTGTACGTCGGGGTGTCTGCGTCGTACCAGTTGGCTGGCACCGTGAGCGACTGAGCGCCCCGAGTGACCGTCGAGCCGGACGTGGGGATGTAACTGGACGGGGTGGAGCCTGCTTCGAGTTGTGCGCCCCAGATGTAGACCGTTTCGGTTCCCGCTGCATCCCAAGCAGGCTGGCCAAAGTTCGTGTAGCTGGCCCCGGATGCGGCTGGAGCAAAGCAAACCGACGATAACGCCGACGTTGCCCCGGTGCTGCCTGTGATGGAAAGCCTAAACCAACTGTTGCCTACACTCTCTTTGGAGGTTTGCGTTATGATGCCTGATGTTGTTCCTACATCGGTCTCGGTTGCCTGCGTACCGCTCGACAGGTCAAATGTTGCGGCAACATGTTCCTCAGACGCCCCGTAAAAACCAATCGTCACGTAGTTGTGGTTTCCGGCCTTTACATAAATCGAAAAGGTATAGTCGGTTGATGCTGTGACCGAGGTGCCGCTTGCCTCTTGAATACGGTGAACGTCATTTGTACCGCTAGATTGAAGCAAATGAGTTCCGGTCTGCCCGTCTGGTGCTGGAGTGCTGTCTGCTGTGACCGTTGCTTGGTAGACGCCCCAACTCGCATCCGTGAAATCTTCCGAATGCGTCAACAAGTTCGTCCGCTGTTCACTCTCAATCAGCAGCCCCTCGTTCACCCAAGTTGACCCATTGTAAACGTGATGACCAACCCGAGGCAGGTATTCAGCAGCGCCGTTGGTTGGCACGTAGTATTGGAAGTCGCCTTCAGCACCGGGGACTGGGGCCATGCCGCCGAGGTCGGAGCGGTAATAGTGCGCACCCCAGATCTGGTAATCGCCTGACTGTGTGTGTGACACATACGTGTTGTCTGGATATGCTTGGATTTGTAACGGGCGATTGCCCGTATATTTTACGGTAACACGGAACCAGTTGTTAGGCAGTGCTACGATAGAACCGTTCGGGTCGGAGTTGGTTGGAGGCGTTACACCTAAATCAATGAAGAAACCAGCAAACTTGAAGTTACTGAAAGTCCCCGGCTTGATATAGACGCTAGTGAAGTAGTCCCCCGACGTTGCATTTGCATAAATCCGACCACTGCCTGACACGTTGATTTGTGTCGCAGCGTTGCCACCAGCGGGATCGTCGTTGTTTGTGGTCCCGATCTGCACGTCAGCGTCTTTTACGAACAGCGACTGCGTGAAATCCTCGCTGTAGTCCAACAAATTGTGCGGAGTCCAGACGATCTCACCCGATGAGTTGACCATCGTACTCTGTGACGAGCTGGCCGAGCCGGGGTTGTAGGTGAGCTTCGGGCTGTTGCCCGTGAAGGCTTCGGCGAAGGTGGTTGACGTGTTGGCTGTGCGGTATTCGCTGCCGATGAAGTCGAGGGCCAATGCTGCTTCGACGTTGTTGACGGCAAAGCGGGTCAGTGCCTCTTCTAGGGTGTCAAACTGAGTAATCAACCCCGGTCGGACAAGGTTGGTTGTCCTTAATAGCCCCTCTCTGAAGAGGCCCTCATTATAGAGTCCGCTACTCATGGGTTAGACTCCCAGCCAGACTTCTGCCTCACCTGAAGCTACAATACGCATACGAGGGGTCACTACAACCTCATCAACACTACTAGCAGTAAAAGTATGAGCCAAGATAAAGTTAGCATCATCACCACTAGCGTCAGCGTAAAGCTCGACAGTGCCAGAAGTAATCTTAACTTGAATTACTGCACGGTTACTACCACCGGGGATATTAACATACCGCTTAGGCTCAATAATCCGTGAGGTGTAGTTGTTGTAGGTTCCCGCTGGATCAACGAATTTCATTGTTCTGTTCCTTTGTGTATCAATAACTTTTAGTTAGAGGGTAAGCTCAAGGGTGTCGCCCTGCTTGTGTGTAGTAGTTGCCATTAGCGTATTCCGATCAACTTATATCTAAGGCATAAAGGGAAAGAAGATGGTTGTTTTCGTCCGCAGGAACACTGCTTGTAGTCGTAGTCCAAGAAGTGCCTTCTGGTTCAATTAAATATCCCATCTGCATTTCATTAGTAGTGTTTTCCGTCAAATCCCAACCACTAGCTGAAGCGGTAAGGTTCAAATAATAAACATCGTTTATGTCACCCGCTCCGGTAACTCTGGAAGACCCAACTGCCATGACCAACCTTACAGACCCACTTGGTACAGCAGAAAGTCCGCTAAGAGTAATAGAATTATTTAAGCTAGGTGCTAGGTCTATTACTGAGCCAGCTATAGAAATTGTAGAAATGCTACTGCTAGGTCTAAAGACCATCAGTGACCCAGCTCTATTATCTGGGGATTGAGATGTAGCTTGCGTCACTCTTACATAAGTAGCTGATCCATCGTAGATTAGGTAGTAGTTTGCACCGTTTACGGTGAAGGTGGATGCAGTAGAAGAAATAACCGTTGAAGAGTTAGAATTACTGTCGAATGAGTTCCAACTCAAAGTGGTGTTATCAAAGATAGCCGTTATTACCAACAAGTCTCCTGCTTGAGCAGAAGAAGGGATAGGTATGTCAACAGTAATTCCAGTTTCGGTCGGGATGTAAAAGTAACTCGACTTTTCCACAAAAGTCAGGGATAAATCTGCTGACCCATAGTCCATAAATAGTGCTTGAGCCAGAGCCATTAGCTAAGTCCTGCACCAGCAATAACAAACACGTCAGCATCAGTTACGTCTTCTACACACATAACACTACAGACCCCATACTGAGCCAGAGTGCGATCACCAGTGCTAGCCGTACCAGCCTGACGAAGGGTTATGTTAGTCCCACTTGTGACGGTCAGATTGCTGGTAGAGTTGTTGTATATTGTTACTACATCACCAACAGAGAATACGTTAGCAGGGACAGTAACACCAGTACCAGTAGGGCTAGAGATGGAAATATGATCGCCAGCATGAGTGATATCAAGAGTGACTGTGCCTGTTGCTGTGTTTTGAGGGATGTTACGGCCACCATCAGCACCATCAGCACCATCAGCACCGTCTGCACCGTCTGCACCTCTGAGGTCTTGAGTGCTAAACCCTAGCCCATCGTCAGAAGTAAACTCCACAATACCTGTGGCAGCATCGTAGGAACCTCCAGTGAAACCTAAGCCATCGTTACCAGCAAGGCCTTGGATGCCTTGGATACCCTGTTCACCTTGAGGGCCAGTAGGTCCAGTAGGTCCAGTAGGTCCAGTAGGTCCAGTGGGGCCGGGATCCCCTCTACCAGTCAAAACGCCTACTGTGAAGCCTTGCTCCCCGGCCAGAGTAGTTCCTGCAAGAGACGTATTGACTGTAGCTGTAAGATTAAACTTAGCCATTGTTAGTCCCTCGTAATGTCTTCAATAACAGTGATAGTAAAGGTTTCAGAGGAACTTACTGACTCTGGTGAGGCAGATGTATCAGTAAACTCTACGTCTACGTTCATTACACCCAAAGGCCAAGACTCGGTTGCTAACTGATCTGTTGGTGTGGTTGTATAAGCAGCTTCGCTCTTGAAGTTAAACAAACCATCAGAGGCATTGGTTACGGTGACACCACCATTAGTCTCGTTCCACTCAAGGACAAGAGTGCCAGCAGAGTTTCTAGCTTGCGCTCGAATATCGAAGTTGGTGATGTCTACAGCTACATCGTTTGCTTCAAGTGTGAAGTCTAGCTGGAAGGTATCACCACGTTTATGATTAATGTTAGCCATTATATTACCTCAACAGCATCAAATGAAATGCCATAAGCACTGGCATTATTAATGGACCAAGAACTAACGTTAGACGATAACCGGAATACGCCAGTCGGAGATTGGTGGACTACTGAAGTGCCAGAAGATACAGTACCTCGAATATGAGGCCAGATGTCAGCAGTACCGTCACCATTAGCGTCCCAGTCTACGGTGTTAAGAACCTTGTGCAGAGTTCTGCTAGAGCCTGTCCCAATCTGGATGTAGTCACCGGGAAGAAAGACATTGCTTTTGGCGGGAGGACCACTTTTAGTTAGGGCTACGGTTTCGTCCCCAGCAGCGGCAGCAGAGGCCAAAGTTACAGAAGTTCCTGAAGCTACAGTTCCTCTTGGGACAGCCATGTTAGGGTCGCCTAAGTAGAAGGTGCCTCGACGCCCCTTAAGGGACAATAAGAAAGCTACCCACTCTTCAGCCAAGTCTTTACGAACCGGGGGGATGGAAATTGAGGCTTCCCAACGCTGACCCTGATGCACCACAGTCTGTTGCACAAAGGTAAAGGGAGACTCACTGACAGCTACTACGTTGTTAGCTCGTAGTTCAATCTGCTCAATACCTATTGTAGTAGGTATTGAAAGGGGATAGGTGATAGCCATTAGCTAAAGACCCTTCGCATTTGACCGCCTCTTTGACGGGAGTTTACAATCTGAGCCTCAGTCATCTTAGCAATACCCGGTGCAGCCTCAGCAATAATCTTCTTAACAGACTCATCCCCGTTAGCAGCAAACTGGAAGGTCTGGTGGACAGTTACGTTGCCACCACCTTCTACACCCAGCTTACCGCCAGCGCCTCGCTTCAATGGCAGAATAGCCTCTGGCCCAGCTTCTCCCATAAGGCCAGTACGACCACCGGACATACCAAAGTAAGTAGGTGAGTTTACAATCCCACCATAAGCATAAGGGACAACGTTACCATTGTTGAAAGCGTTGCCGTTAGCGTTGGTCTTTCCAAGGAAGGCAGTTGCTGCACCAAATATACCTGCCCCTGCTACTGGGTTGAGAGTGTTGCTTAGCTGCTGGATCAATGGTTGCCAGATGAGGATATCCATAATCCTCTTGACGATCTCGATACTCATATCCTTGAAGGCTTCCTTGGCAGTCTTAGTGCCATCAGAAATGCTTCGGAACATATCAATAAAGCTAGTGGACAGATCCCCAGCCAGAGCCTCTCGTAGGTTCCTTACTCGGTTCTCGTACTCTTCCATAGCCTTACCACTGCTACGAGAAGACTGCTTTTGGGTCTTGCTCAAAGCCTCAAGAGCCTCTTGCTCTGTCTGGTACTGCTTGACCTGAGTGTCCAGTTCTTGTCTACGGAGAAGGAGACGTTTCTCAATCTCATCAGAGAACAAGCCGTCAATGCCTTGCCGTGCCTCTAGGACGGCTCTCTCAGCAGCGATAATCTCTTCAACAGCAGTCTGCATGGAAGAGACTTTGGAAGCTACACTTCTGCTGAGACCTTGCTCTTCAACCAACTTAAGTTGTCTGGTGGACTCTGCAAACCGAGTTTGGATACTCTTGTTGAGGCTATCTCGCCTCTCTTCTAGTCTTACAATTGCCTCAAGATGCTTCTCTTGGTCCTTGCTCTCAGAGGTCATTTTTGCAAGTCTCCCTCCCAAGATTTCTACAAGGGAGTTTAACTCATCAAAAACTTCTGCGTTGATCTTGTTTTGATCTTTAAGGAACCTTGCTCTTTCAGCAATGGTTTCCATGATAGTAGCAAGCTGTTCTGTGTCGTCAAGATCAACAGAGGAAATCTTCCTAAACAACTCTTCAATTTCTTGGATACCTTTAATAGTACCCTCAAGCTCTTCTATCTCTCGTAAACCAGAAAGTATTTCATCTCCGTCCAATCTTCCAGTGGACATCTCGTACTCAAGCATTTCAACTGTAGTTCGGAGATCTTTGTTTAAGTCTTCTACACTTTTTTCTGTCTTGTTCAGGGACTTGGTTAGCTGCGACTCTACGTTTTTAATCGCATCTTCAAGGCGTTGTTCCTCGAAAATCTCGAAAGCTCTTATAGCAGCTCCGGGTAAATCTTTTTCTACAGCATCAGCCAAGCTCGCTGAACTCGACTCAAACTTCTCAATAGATTTTCTTGCCTCTTCTACAGACTCTCTGAACGACTTAAAGAGGTCTGACCCTGCCATAAGGTTTCTGGCTAACATAGAGCCAAGAACCAAACCTACACCAACAATAGCGCCAGTCAGACCGGGGAGGAGACCAGCCAACTGAGCGCCTTGCTGTGAGAAAGCTACAAGAGCGTTCTGACCAGACTGTACCTGTACAAAGAAGTCACCGACCTGATAACCAGCGTTCTGCATGGTTGCGTTAAAGCGGTTGGTGTTTTTACGAGCGCCGTTGGTAGTGTTGCCGAAGTTAGCCATCTTTCGGCTGAGACGGTCTACAGCATCCCCAGCATTCTTAGCTGCGGGTTTAACCTTCTCTGTCTCAGTGCGGAGCTTGACAACCTTCTCTACACCGTCAACGTCAATGATAAATCTAATATCAGCCATTCATAACCCTTAAGTAAACTAAGTCCAGCCTCTTGATTGCCTCTACATCTCTAGAGGACAAAGGCGTGTGAGTTAGTTCCTTCCATGCTTTAATCTCTTCAAAGGTAATCGGGTTAGGGCCACTAAAGCCAACGCTTCTGCTGCTTGACAACGAAAGAAAGGCAGACCAGAGATACTCGGTGGAAAAGGGGAAGTCGGGGCCTTCTAATTCCTTTGGAGTACGTCCTGTCTGCCTTTCTACTTGCTCTAAGTGATCTAGTTTTGTTGCGCCGTCTTGACTCTTATTGAGGTCGAAAGTCCACTCTGCGAACTCGACCAAATCGTCAATTAGGCTTGCGTAAAATCCAGAGTGTCGTTAATTGCCTCTTCAAGCTGGTTCTTAATCCAGAAATACTCTGAATAGATCTCCCGTGCCTTTGGTACAGTGAGTTTAGGGCTTTCGCCATCGTAGGTGATGTCCCATTCTTTTGTAGCCTTAGCTAGGACATCAATAGAAGCCTTCTCAAGCTCTGCTGCTGAAATCTGTACCTTCTTAGACTTCTGCATCTGTGCCAGCCGCTTATCAGTCTGTTCGTGCATCAACTTCTTGTACTCTTTCGAGTGAGGTGCATACAGAGTGATACTCATCTCACTGTCAGAGCCTTCATTCATCAGAGGCTCTAGAGTGTTTGGATGTACCAGAATAACTTCAATGATGTCGGATTTAGGCGTAAGATTCTTAAGATCCATGTCGGGGTTCCTTTCGGGGTACGGGTGGAAAATAGATGAGAGGGGGAGCCACCCGACAAGCTCACCCCCCTCCCCTTGGCCAAGGGATTCTTATACAGTGCTTGTGGTGATCTTCAGGTTTGTCAGTTCAGTATCGTCGTACAGAGCCACAAACGGCAGGGTAACAATACGGGAAGTTGGGCCATCAACAGGAATGTCCGCACCGTTGAACTTCACCCGTGGGAAAAGGAAGGTCATTACGTTGTCACCAGCAGTAGTACCTTCGGCAACAGACACCTGAATAGCACTCTCAGTCTCATTAAGGAAGCGGTTGACAAGAGTGGCATCCTCAAAGTATGCGGTGATAGTGCCTTCAATCTCCGCACGACCAAACTCAAGCTGTGGAGCGGAGTCACTTCCCACAACAAAGGTAGGTGCAAAAGAGTTGGTAACAGTGAAGTCTACACTGGTCACGGTAGAAAGTGCCGAAGCTCCACCGATACCATCTACATCAGCAACCAGAAGGCTACCAGAATAAGCATCAAACGGCTCACCTACACCAGCAGCAGCTACAGTTTTCTCAGTATCAGAAATAGTCATGTCTTTACCAACCATACCAAAGGTAGCAGATACCATCTGGTTAGGAGCCATAGATACGCTCATAGTAGAGACTGTACAGCCAGTAAACAGGCGAGAGGAAGCGCCACCTACATTGTCATCAATGTCAGCAGCGTAGTCTTCCAAGGTCAAGAACTTGGGGGTAGTGCCTACCTTTAGTACGTTAGTGCTGAACGTAGACAGCATAGCCGACTCAAGGAAGTCATCATAAGCAGTGTCACGAAGGTCTACAGCAATGTCACCAGCTACAGAACGGTTGCCATGACGGTCCACACGGGGCATGCGGTCTGGCTGAATTTCGTTACCAGCTACACGCTCCTTAGAGAGGTTCAACGAGTGGCTGTTAAATGGGAGGTTGGTATAAGAAGTTGCTGCCGTACCGAAAGTGCTTTCTACACCGAAAGCCAAACGAGAACGAGAACCTTGTGCGAAAGCCATGTGCTTCCTCCTTAGTTATAAATATAGAACCCGATGTTTACCGGGACATAATAAAACGGAGTGTCTAACCCGCCACCTTCTCGTTCGGCATAGTCGATAGACACAACAAAAGTCTCGTCATCACCGTTGGTGTATGAGACATCTGTAGTCGCTTCAAAGGCTTCTAGAACCTTGTCAGCAATGTCATCTGCTCCACCGGGGCCTTTACCCTCTTCGGCGTAACAAACAACACGAAAAACGCCATCATAGCGTTGCTGGGGATTTAAGCCCCGTACAGCGGGTCTACGGAGTGTCGGTAGGAAACTAACCTCAACATACGAAGTGCCGTTCACACGGTCGTAGGAGACGTTCTCGTAGGAAATAGCCGGGATGTCGGCTACAGCGGCTAGTTTCGTCTCTAGGGCTGCTCGAATATCTCTGTAGATACTAGCCATGAATATTCCTAATCTGCGCCATAACACCGTGCTTCAAGTCTACATAAGCAGCATGAGGCGCACGGTTGAGGAAGTAGTATTGCGCTGCTGAAACCTGTAAGGCAAAAACTTTAGTCGAACCTCTGGTGCTGCCAGCACCTAGAGCTAGGCTAATGTCGTTTACAAGGTTATTAAGGCTCTTACCTCTCTCAGAGGCTGCATTACGTCTTGTAGGTTTACCCGCAGAAGACTTCCTACGGCCCCCACTGGGATTGTCCTTGAAACTCCAAGAATTAACAAAGGCTCCCGTGTCTACAGGAGACAGTCTAACAATATCCTCAGCCATATGTACGAGGCGACGTTCGATCTGACTGCCAACTGTACTCTCGATAGCCTGTATCTTCTGGCTCAATCTAGGGGAAATCTTGACCCCCATTAGTCAAACACCTCGCAGAGGTAACAGACGGCCTGACCATTGCTAAAAATGGTTCTCACGGTGGTAATATTCACCGTATCTCCATTCCCTAAAATCTGGTCTTGGTCATCAGGGATAGCTGTAAGACCTTTGGCGGGAATGACACAGGCTCGTCTGCCCTTCCTAGTCTGATTGAGGTCAGATGTACCCTCTGCTAGGTTATAAAAGTACCCAGTAAAGGAATAGTCCGTAGTCGCACTTCCACTAATAGTACCAGTGGAAGCATCGTAAGTGCCTCCCGTGGTGACTTTGCGGAGTGTAAGGGTTTCGCCAAAGTCTTGGACCAGCTTAAGGAGGTCTCTAGCATTAAACGACATGGACTATTCCTCACTCGTATTCCGTAGAGCCATCATAGTTTGGTGGGTTACGGAAACGATCCCGGCGGAAAGACGGAATCACACGGTCAGTGTCCTGTCTCACCACAGAGATAGCTGCTTCACTGATGCCCCCAGCTTTGACGCCGAGGCCGGATTGTTTCTTTGCTTCAGCCTCAAGGGTATCCGCAAGAGAAAGGTAATGGGCGTGAAGATCAGAGTAGTCAGCGCTAAGAGCGCCATCGAGGTTAGTATTAACACGACGAGCATACTTAGCTGCAATAGCTCTGCAAATATAAGCAGAAGTCTCATAAACATTATTACTGGACTCAGTAAGAGCAAAAGCAATTTCATCGTCTTGTACCTGTGCGTCGGTGGAGTCGGTATCACCTACGAGAAAGCGTACAGCATTTCTACGACCAGCAGAGGTGGTTGTATCTATAGCAGAAGAGTCGTAGGTGAACGTCATTATGCTTGCTCCCAATCAGCCCAAGGGCTGTTACGCCAAGTACGGATATGGCCACGTTGTTTCTTCGTGACCGTAGAAGCCTTACACTTCTTCATGTTGTATTCACGATCTGTCTTCGTGAACTGCTTAACCTTCTTGTTGATGTTCTTTACGATAACCGTAAGCTCATCTTGGTTAAGCTCGTCAAGGCCATCACCGACAACCTTGCGTTTGTTCTCATCAGGAGGCTCCTGTCGGAGAAGCCCCCTGTTGAAGAGAGAGATAACATCTTCCCAAGGGATGCCTCGATAGTCCCAATCAAAGACATCCCCCGGTTTCCACTCAGACCCATAACCCTTAAACTCTTGCTTAACGAATTGGGTCCAGTTTAGTTGAAAAGGTAACTTAGAGTAGTCGGGTGTCATACTCTAGTTCCTTATGCTACGATGCTTTCGAAGAAGTAACCCAAGTCTGGGCCAACCATCTTCATGTCGTAGGACATCTTCACCTGAATCATCTCAGCAATCTGCTGACGCTTAAGAGCATCGTCAGAGAAAGACTCAACAGTGATACCGAGGTTGTTAGCACCCGGAATGCTGTTCCATGCGAAGGTCAGACCAGACGCAGGGGTCATCAGACCAGCATTACCCGGAGTGTAGCAAAGCATAGCGTGCTTGTCACCGATGAAGCTATTCACCTCAGTTTTGCCTTCAGTCCTGTCGTTCTGGACAGCTTCCATGACGTAGTAGTTTTCTACCTCAAAGATTTCTGCCAGCTTCGCCTTGGTAACCAAAGCAGTGTTGGATACCGTAGCACCACCATTCAGGCGAGCAAGGATGTCTGAGTTGTGCAAGAGAGCATCGTGTACGTGACGACCAACAACCAGAGTGTTCGGACGGAAACCGCCAGACTGAAGCTGGATGGTACGAGACGCATCAGTGATATTCTTGATTGGAGAAGAGTTAGCTTCGTCCCACTCGGTGATGCTACGACCAGACAGAAGGTCTTGGCTCGTCCATACACCAGCCGCAAAGAAGTTAGTAGCAAATTGCTTCTCACGGTGGATCATCAGACGCATAGCAAGAGTCTGAGCGCCAGCGGAACGAATGTCCAAAGCAGCGTCTTCGTTAGCAAGAGTTTGCTCATCGAAATCCATACCGAGACCGTACACGTCAGCAAAGTAGCTGTCGCTGGATACGGTCATGCCGATGCGCTCTACTTCGGTACGAGGTGCCAGCTTCTTAACGTCCCCAGTACGGTTCATGTTCGCACGGTCGTACTGGTAGTACTTGTCAGACTGCTTGTCTACACCTACAATAGGGAAGACTTTATCAGCAATGAAGTTATCCTGAGACTGCGCATAAGCAGTCGTCAGATTGGTGAGTGGTGCATCAATATGCACACTAGATGGGGTCAGCAAAGGCATTTGTTATTCCTCTTCCTTAACTGCTATTAAGCGTGAGTGTCAGAAGCTGGCTTGAGCAGAACGGAGATAATGTCCCCGTCAGCAGTAGCAGCAGAAAGAGCTACACCAACTTTTGCATCATTCGAAGTAGCGGCACCTACTTTACCAGTCGTGCCATCAAACGGAGTGATGTAGTCGCCAGCAAGAATACCGCCACCAGCCTCAGCCAGAGCAATGCCGTCATACTGCACGGTAACAACTTTGCCAGCAGCATCAGCAGAAGTCATAGTAATGCCAAGGGCGTGCTGACCTTGAGCATTAGGGTAAGCTGCACTACCATCAGTGGTGGTAACAGCAGGATCAAGAGTGACCAAACGGTATTGGGCCAGAGCAGCATCCGAGGTCAAGGATACGGTGTTAAAGCGGCCTGCATTCGTCGCCATGATTTACTCTCCTTTGTAGAGCTTAGAAATGAGTGCCTTGCCTTCGTCGGTCTTAGCTACAGCAGCGTATGCTTTAGCATGGTCCTTCTTAGCAAGGTTGTTCTCGTCCATGTAGGACTTAACAAGAGCATCGAGCTTATCGCTGGAAGAGAGCATATCTGCCTCTACCGACGCTTCACCGATCTCAGACATCGAAGCACCAAGGGCTGCATCAGCAGACTTCAGGGCTTCTACGATTGCGTCGTCTTTAGCTACATGAGCCAAGATGGAGGCCGCAATTTCGTTATCGAAGTTAGG